CGCTGATCGGCACATGCCGTCTGAACAATGTGGAGCCAGAAAAGTGGCTGCGTTACGTCATTGAACATATCCAGGACTGGCCGGCAAACCGGGTACGCGATCTGTTGCCCTGGAAAGTTGATCTGAGCTCTCAGTAAATATCAATACGGTTCTGACGAGTCGCTTACGATCATCGCTGATGGTGACTGTAACCGTCCCGTTTGGTGTTTCCGTGTTACCCCACGTACCAGCCTGTTTCGGAAATGATTTGGATACAGCTTTAACGAAATCCCCTCTGACTTGGGTCGCCTCCAGCATGCCCTTAATCGTACAGTTTTCATTTACCGTGACATTGTTGAGCGTCCCGGCGTTCGCATTCACACTGCCACTGATATCCGCATTTTTAGCAGTCAGCTTTCCGTCCGGTGTCAGGGAAAATGCCGGTGGATTGCCACCGCTGGTAATGGTGGGGGCCGTCAGGCGTTTCAGGAACACGTCATTCATGAATATCTGGTTGCCCTGCGCCACAAACATCGGCGTTTCATTCCCGTTTGCCGGGTCAATAAACGCGATACGGTTAGCGGCAACCAGAAACTGGCTCAGCTTGCCTTCCTCCGCGTCCTCCATGCTGAGGCCAATACCCGCGACATAATGTTTGCCGTCTTTGGTCTGCTCAATTTTGACGCCCCACATGGCATTCCACTTATCGTTAGCGTCCTTCCACTCTTTCGAAAACTCCTCCAGTTTGCTGGCGTTATCCTCCGTCAGCTCAAAGTTTTCCAGCAGTTCCTTGCCGAGATGCGTTTTATTGATCAACCCTTTATAAAAATTCAGATAACCTTCCGCATCATCGCTCGCCCGACCGACGGCCTCCACAAATGCCGATTTACCTACGGTGTTCACGCTGCGGATATAAAAGTAATAATCATAACCCGGCTTAATATTGCTACTGGCGGCTATCCAGTACAGCGCCGTACCAAGATAACGCGCGCTGGTTTCAACCTGCCTGATATCGATAATCCGCTTTTCCGAGAACCAGAACTCAAACTGCACCGTCGGGTCATATACAGCCAGTTTCGGGACCGCTGTTATCTGAAAATACCCTGGTATCAGTTCAATAGTGACAGGCGCTGCCGGTGCCGCAATCCGGAACGATACCGATGCCGGATCGCCCTGCTGCCCCCACGCATTTACCGCCCGGACTGTCAGCGTGTAACGCCCCAGCGCCAGTTGCGTGAAGCGGTATGTGGTTTCCGTCGTCCGGGCCGTGCTGACCAGCCGCTCACTGCCGTCGTCCGCTGTTACGGTCAGACGGAGCAGGAAGCTCACGCCCTTCACCACCTTCGGTGTGTCCCATCGCGCCAGCACCTGATACTCCCCGCTGTCTGCGGTGACTTCGGCAGTCAGGTGCTGCACCGCTGGCGGCGTGACACCATTCACCGTGCCGCTCTGGTCGCCGTCAAAGTGCGCCCCGTTATCCACGATGGCCTCTTTTTCCGGGACATGCTGCACGGCTGTGACAGCGTACGTGCCGTCGTCGTTCTCACGGACACTCACGCAGCGGAACAGGCGCTGGCGCAACGTCGGCAGCTTCAGCCCCCATACGCTGTATTCAGCAACGCCGTCAGGAACACGGCTCACTTTCACCTTCACGCCGTCGGTGACGGACTGGACCTCCACGCTCACCGGATTGCCACTTCCGTCAACCAGGCTTATCAGCGTGGTGCCGGAGGATGGCAGCGTGATTTCACGGTCGAGCGTCAGTGTCCGCGTCTGGCTGTTCACCGCCAGCACGCGCCCGCCGGTGCTGATACCCGCATAGTCATCATCACAGATTTCAATGACATCGCCCGGTACATGGCGAAGCCCTTCTGCGCCCACGCTGAAGTCCACGGTCTGCGTTTCCAGCAGCTCCGTTTTAATCAGCCACAGCCCGGCGCGGTGTGCCTGCCCCCGGCTGGTACAGCCAAAGGCGTCCATCTTCGTGACGTTACGACCATAACGGGCAATGGCCCGCGTGTCCTCCACAAGCTCTGTTGCCGTCTCCCAGCCGTTGTTCGGGTCAATCCAGCTCACCTCCACAGCATTATGGCGGTCCTTCAGGGCGCTGAAGCTGTAGCGGAACGGCGCGCCATCATCCGGCATCACCACATTACTGCGGTTATAGGTCCACACATTATCCGACGGTCGGTCCTGCACGAACGTCAGCATCTGCCCGTTCCATACCGGCATACAGCGCATCGCCGAGCAGAAATCACTGAGAACATCCCACGCCTTACGCTGTGTGGTCAGCCAGGCATTACAGGTGATGCGCGGCTCCGTGCCACCAAAGCCATCCGGCACCGACTGGTCGCAGTACTGGCCGATAACGTACAGCGCCCATTTGTCCACATCTGCCGCACCAAGACGTTTCCCCATGCCGTAGCGCGGATGGGTCAGCATATCCCACAGACACCAGGCCATGTTGTCGCTGTACGCTGGCTTGAACGTTCCGTCCCAGATACCGCTGTATTGCCGCGTCTGCGGGTTATAGTTCGACGGCACCTGCAGAATACGCCCGCGCAGATGATAATTACGGCTCACCTGCTGGCTGCCGAACTGCTCCGAGTCCACCTGCACGCCGACCAGTGCCGTGTTCGGGTAGCACTGTTTCACATCGATGATTTCGGTGTATGACGACCAGAGCGTTTTGTTCTGCAGCTGGTCTGTGGTGCTGTCCGGCGTCATCCTGCGCATCCGGATATTGAACGGGCGCGGCGGCAGGTTATCCACCACCACCGAGGCCAGATACTGCGAGGTGGTTTTACCTTTAATGGTGATGTCTTTTTCCGTCACCCAGCCACCGTTACGCTGTATCTGAACCAGCAGGCGGACTTCCGACGGATTCCGGTCCCCCTTTGAGGTGGTTTCCACCAGTGCCTGCACACCGAAAGTAAAGCGCAGACGATCGATGTTTGCCGACGTGATGGTGCGGGTGATCGGCGTGTCGTATTTCACTTCCGTACCCAGCACCGTCTCAGAGCCGGAGGATTCAAATCCCTCCGGCGGTGTCTGCTCCTGCTCACCGGCCCGGAACACCACCGTGACACCGGAGATGTTGGTATTACCTTCACTGTCCAGCACCGGCGTACTGTTCAGCAGCACGCTTTTTAATCCATCCACCGGACCTTCAATCGGCCCTTCGCTGATGGCATCAATCACACTCAGCAACTGCGTGGATTTGAGGTTGTCCTTCGCTTCGCGCGGGGTATGCCCCTTACTGCTGCCTTTACCCATTCCTCACGCTCCATAAACGACAAAACCGCCCGGAGGCGGTTTCACATGAAATATTTTGCATCAGCGGCCAATCACCACAACCTGACCACCGTCCCCTTCATCTGCCGTGCTGATCTCCTGAGAAACCACACGAGACCCCACGCGCATTTCACCGTACAGAACAGGCAGAACATTGCCCTGGGCAACCATGTTATCCAGTGATGAGAAATAGGTGTTCTGCTTACCGTTATCCGTGCTGGTCGCTGTGGGCGTCCGGGCTTTCGGTGCCAGCATCTGGGCCACACCACCCAGGATCATACTGGCCCCTGCCGCATACATGCCCGATACAGCCGCGGCACCCAGCCAGCCCACAGGGTTCCACCATGCCACCGCAATCAGCGCCGCCCCCAGCACCACCTGAAACACACCGCCACTTTTAGCTCCCGCCAGATGCGGCACGATGTGGATCACGGCACCATTTGCCAGCGGCTCATTAAGACGGGCAGATAATTCGGTTTCACCTGCATCACGCCCGGCAATGCGCACCTGATACCAGCCGTCATTCAGTTTCTGACGAAACGCCGGGAGCTGTGTGGACAACGCCCGGATGGCTTCAGCCCCCGTTTTTACACGAGGTCGATGCGGCGACCAAATCGTTGTAAATCCCCGTAAAGGCAGATGCGTGCCATGCCCGGTGACGCCAGAGGGAGTGTGTGCGTCGCTGCCATTTGTCGGTGTACCTCTCTCGTTTACTCAGTTGTTCAGGAATATGGTGCAACAGCTCACCGTCGCCGCAGTAAATGGCGGCATGATTCGGCACCGATGAACCAAAACAGCACAGCAGCACATCGCCCGGCTGCGCCGCTGACAACGGCACCTGATACAGCCCTGTGGCCTCCAGATTATCCAGATAGAGATTCTGGCCGTTACGCCACCAGTCATCCTCACGATGAAAGTCCGGCATCTCAATCCCCGCCAGATGATAAGCATCCCGGAACAGCGTGTAACAGTCCGTCACCCCGTGCTCAAAGCGCCGCCCGGTAAGATGCGGCACACAGCGGAATTTATGAATCTCACCCCGGCAGACCAGCCACCAAGGCAAATCGCTCTGCACCTGCAGCCGCCTGTCAGCCTCACTCAGCCAGGGCAGACCACCGGGGTGGCTGTGGACCAGCGCCACAATCTCACCCTGCATCTCTGCCCGCAGCCAGTCCTCCGGCGACATCCGGAAATACGCCTCCGGCTCACCGGAGATATTCACGCAGGGAAAATATCTTTCCCCTTCCGGCGTTCTCACCACGAAGCCGCACGACTCCGCTGGCGCACATCGCCGGGCGTGCGCCAGAATCTCTGATTCTGTCTGTGTCATGGGATTACTGCGAAAGTTTGTTAATGGAAAGGAAGCCGCCAAAGTTGCCGACGTTATTGCGAAACTTACAACCGCTCAGGCATTTGCTGCATTTATCCTTCGTGATATCGGACGTTGGCTGGTCATATTCATCCGCGACCGCCGGACCGTGATAACCGCACTCACCGCCGCGATAGGTCCAGGTGCAGGTGTTGGCCAGCATGATACGTCCCGGAAAAACAGCGCCGTCCGTTTCCGTCGGCGTGGACAGTACAAAGGAGGCACTGACCGCGCTCAGTTCGCTGCACTGCTCAATGCGCCAGCGGCTGATCACCTCCTGCTCCGGATCGGCGTCACTGTTTCCGTTGACGAAGTTCACCGCATCCAGAAAACGGGCGTAAACCTTACGCCGGACCACCGTTCCGCCGACCAGACTCTGCAGATCTTCCGCCATCCCGGTGACCATACCGTACAGGTTAGAAACCGTCAGCGTGGGGCGCGTACTGGTGCCTTTGCCATTCAGTTCAAAACCACTCCCCTGAATGGGATACGGCTGATACTGTCGCCCCTGCCAGGTGACCGGCTCACCTTTTTCGTTCTGCTCATTACAGAAAAATAACGTTCTCCACCGACCTCTGTCAGATCGATTTCCCAGAGCACCACGCTGGCCGACTGCTCCGCACGGGTGCATTCATTCAGTGTTTCCTGCCGGATATCCTGCATCAGTTCACCACCTGTTTAAACTCTGCGCTGAACTCAACACGCAACATACTGACCTGCGACGACCATTTTGCGCAGGTCACCTTTATCTGCCTGTAACCATAAGGCGGCGTCCACAGAAAGGCCTTCCAGCCTCCGTGCTCTGCCAGAAACGACTCCAGCGCCGTGGCCTCCTCACGGGAGACAGACAGCGTCACGCTGTACGTTTTCAGGTCAGCGTTCAGCCCGGCAGGCGCACGCTGGGAATAGCTATCACCAAAGCGCACCTCCCTGACGGAAGGAGCCGATGTCACATCCATCCCGGGTTTCACTTTCCAGCGGAAGGTTTTCATCGTCCACCTCCGGAGAACAGACCACCATCGCGCATCTGCCCGGTCACAACATCCATTGCCGCCTTACGGGCTACGTCATAAACAGCCTTCAGCGCCTGTGGCCCTATCTGCCCGTTCGTGCCGTCGTTGTTAATCACCACATGGTTATTCTGCTCAAACGTCCCGGACGCCTGCGACCGGCTGTCTGCCATGCTGCCCGGTGTACCGACATAACCGCCGGTGGCATAGCCGCGCATCAGCCGGTAAAGATTCCCCACGCCAATCCGGCTGGTTGCCTCCTTCGTGAAGACAAACTCACCACGGTGAACAATCCCCGCTGGCTCATATTTGCCGCCGGTTCCCGTAAACCCTCCGGTTGCAAAATGGAATTTCGCCGCAGCGGCCTGAATGGCTGTACCGCCTGACGCGGATGCGCCGCCACCAACAGCCCCGCCAATGGCGCTGCCGATACTCCCGACAATCCCCACCATTGCCTGCTTAAGCAGAATTTCTGTCATCATGGACAGCACGGAACGGGTGAAGCTGCGCCAGTTCTGCTCACTGCCGGTCAGCATCGCCGCCATATTCTGTGCAATACCATCAAAGGTCTGCGTGGCTGCACTTTTTACCTGCGACATACTGTCCGTGGCGCTCTCTTCCCACTCACTCCAGCCGGACTTCAGGCCTGCCATCCAGTTCCCGCGAAGCTGGTCTTCAGCCGCCCAGGTCTTTTTCTGCTCTGACATGACGTTATTCAGCGCCAGCGGATTATCGCCATACTGTTCCTTCAGGCGCTGTTCTGTGGCTTCCCGTTCTGCCTGCCGGTCAGTCAGCCCCCGGCTTTTCGCATCAATGGCGGCCCGTTTTGCCCGTTGCTGCTGTGCGAATTTATCCGCCTGCTGCGCCAGCGCATTCAGACGCTCCTGATACGTGACCTTATCGCCAAGTGCAGCCAGCTGGCGTTTGTACTCCAGCGTCTCATCTTTATGCGCCAGCAGGGATTTCTCCTGTGCGGACAGCTGGCGACGTTGTGCCGCCTCCTCCAGTACCGCGAACTGACTCTCCGCCTTCCACAAATCCCGGCGCTGCTGGCTGATTTTCTCATTTGCTCCGGCATGCTTCTCCAGCGTCCGGAGTTCAGCCTGAAGCGTCAGCAGGGCAGCATGAGCACTGTCTTCCTGACGATCGCCCGCAGACACCTTCACGCCGGACTGTTTCGGCTTTTTCAGCGTCGCTTCATAATCCTTTTTCGCCGCCGCCATCAGCGTGTTGTAATCCGCCTGCAGGATTTTCCCGTCTTTCAGTGCCTTGTTCAGTTCTTCCTGACGGGCGGTATATTTCTCCAGCGGCGTCTGCAGCCGTTCGTAAGCCTTCTGCGCCTCTTCGGTATATTTCAGCCGTGACGCTTCGGTATCGCTCTGCTGCTGCGCATTTTTGTCCTGTTGAGTCTGCTGCTCAGCCTTCTTTCGGGCGGCTTCAAGCGCAAGACGGGCCTTTTCACGATCATCCCAGTAACGCGCCCGCGCTTCATCGTTAACAAAATAATCATCCTTGCGCAGATTCCAGATGTCGTCTGCTTTCTTAAACGCAGCCTCTGCCTTAATCAGCATCTCCTGCGCGGTATCAGGACGACCAATATCCAGCACCGCATCCCACATGGATTTGAATGCCCGTGCAGTCCTGTCTGCCCAGGTCTCCAGCGTGCCCATGTTCTCTTTCAGGCGGCGGGTCTGCTCATCAAAGCCTTTCGTGGCGATATCGTTCGCCGCCTGTAAGGCCCCGGCCTCATCACCGGAACGCTGCAGCTGCGCAACATACGCAATCTGCTCTGCCGTCACGTTACGGAACTGGCGCGCCATCGCCATCAGTCCCGACGTCGGGTCAGTGGTCAGCTTCCCGAAGGCTTCAGCGACTTTATCCACCTCCACACCGGATGCAGACGCAAAACGCGCGACACTCTGGTTGATGGCATCAAACTGTTCACCACCACGCACACCGGCATTCACCAGGGCTGCCAGTGACTCTCTCGCCTGGTTAAACGTCAGCCCTGCTGCCTGCCCGGCTCTTGAGAGAGTCAGCATACGATCGGCAGTCAGTCCGGACTGATTACCGGAAAGAACCAGGGTTTTATTAAACGCTGAAAGCGTGGAATCCCCCTGGTACCAGGCGTACGCCAGCGCACCTGTCGCCACCGCCAGCGAGGTGACCCCGACCATCGGCAGGGTGATCGCACCGGCAAGCCCCCTGAGCATGGGGATCATCCCGCCGAAGGAGTCCTTCACCTGACCGCCCTGTTGCAGCAGGATCAGCCAGGGATTCTGACCACCGGCAAGCTGCGTGGCGATATCCGTAAACTGTGCGGGCAGGGTTCGCATGGCCGCTTTATACTGCCCGACGGAAATCCCGGCTTTTTGTGCAGCCAGCGCCTGGCGGCTCAGGCCCTGTTCAACAGCACTGGCGGTTTTTCTGGCGTCAGTATCCAGTCCTGAAAAATGACGCCTTACCCGGCTCATCTGCTCATCGAAACGGACCGCATCCAGACTCAGGTCAATAATAAGATCACCAACCGGCTGGGACATATCTCACACCTCCTGGAATCCCCGCTGAAGCCATCATTAATGCGGCATCATCCACCATGACATCCGCCACATCCGCAGACGATAAAATATCGCCCCCTCCGTCCCCACCGAACCGGACGCCTCCGGCAAGTCCTGCCGCTTTCTGCATCAGCATTTTGTCCTCATCCAGCCTCTCCACCTGCTCTTCCTCATGCCGGGGGACAAGCAGACTGAAATCAGAGGGATGCATATCCGGATCGCAAAAAAACAGGCTGAGTACAGCGTACATCAGCCCGGAAAAATGCATATCCAGTTGGGTATCCTGAAAATAATGCGTGCGGTAAAAATGTCGCCAGTCGGCATATTCGGTGGATGTCATCCCGGCAAGCATGGCGCGCCAGTCAGGCCTCCCCATCTCTCGCGCCAGTCTGAGGGCAAAATTCAGCTCGCCGTCGAAGACTTTCCCGCAGAAAAATCATCATCAGTAAGCGCGTTATTTTTCGCCACTTCGGTGATATCCGTATCCACATGAACAGCCCCGCTCATCCCGGACAGACGCAACACCACGTCTTCCGCCCGGGCAATGGCATCAGCAGGCCAGGTGGTGAGCACCTCCTGTTCGATCTGCATCACAGCCTCATTCATTGATGGTGACTCCGTTTTCTGTGGATGGTTATGCCACAGGGACATCGCCACCAGAAACGCGCCGGTTCTGACAAGGTCTTCCACGCTCACCTGCAGGTTACCGCTGGCTTCAGCCTGTTCTGCCCGTCGTTTCAGCAGGGCAAGATGCTCGATACGCTGCAGCGCAGACAGCTCGGAAAGCGTGACGGACACACCGTTATATTCAAATTGTTCGGTTTTCAGAAACATGTATTACCTCCGTTTACCCTGCAGCGCCCGCTTCAGTAACGGTGACTTCAGCTACCGTGGCAAACTGACCATTACCGGAAATCACGGGGATACTCACTTTTCCAGCCTTAACCCCCGTCACAGTGATCGCCATATCTTTCACAGCAATGGTTCCCGTTGACGGATCGGCGGAAACCGCTCTGAACGTTTTGTCGGTTGCACTTTCCGGCTCAAAAGAAACCGTCAGGGTTGTTGTTTTCCCTTTTGCCACCGTACCAGATGTCGGCGTCACCTTAATCGCAGTGACCGGCGTAATTTCGCTGCGTTCTTCCGCCACAGAAGGTTTACCCACGTTGGTCACTTTCACCGTGCGGGTGATCACTTCCTTCGCCGTTACGGCCTTACCGATACTGCTGACCCAGCCACGGAACACATCCACCGTGCCGTTCGGGAAACGGATTTTATAGGCCCGCACATCCCCGCTTTCAAACCAGCCTATAAGCCCTTTCTGACCTTCTTCTCCCGGTTTCCAGGCCAGCGTAAAACTGGTATCTCCTGCAGACTTCTGCCCCTGCCCGGTCGCAGTCCAGTCCGCGTCTTCATCATCCAGGTAGTTATCATCGTAGGGTTCTGCCGTCATCTCGCCCGGCGTCAGATCCTTCACCTTAGCCAGTCGCTGCCAGTCATCGTCTGACAACGGGTTTGCATAGGCGTCACCCTGACCGTTATAAACCCACAGGGTGGTACCGGCACCTTTTACCGGCTCAAGGGGATTTGGTGTTGACATATCGTCCTCACATCTCGTATGTAATGGAATAAGTCAGATCCGCAGAACTCCATAACGCCATATCGTCATCACGACGATACTCATAGCCCTGCGTAACCATCGTGGTAATCAGGTCTGCCAGTGCCGGGATCGCAGTCATCGCCGGATAAATCCGGCTTTCCATCCACGAATCCAGCTCCGAATCCGGTACCTGTGCTGGTAAAAACACCTCAATATGCAGTGTGGCCCGCCAGGTATCTGCATCCAGCTCTTCACCGGTATACTCTGCATCCGTCAGATAAACCGCGACCGCGGGAAAATCCTCTTCGTCAAAAACAACGGGGCGACCATCAAACAGCGTCGCCCCGTGTTCATGCAGCTCCAGTGCATCCAGCACTGCAGCACGGATATCAGTATGTTTCATCGTTTTATCGCAATCCTCAGTTGTTGTTTCAGCGCGTATGCCAGTTCTCCGGGCAGACGTTCACGCCGGATACGGTCAACATTCTCATCAAACGCCTGTTTCAGTGGGGCCGCCATCGGGATTTTCACCACATCAATGGGGTAACGGTTTTTCCCGACCACACGCTGCATGACATGCCAGCGACCATTTTTTAATCGCTGAATAAATGCCCGCTGATAACGATGCTGACCGGCTTTGAGTATGCTGTCCGGACGACGCCCCGGCATCCTGATCCCCAGCTTAATCACCGGGAGATCACCGCGGTTAACGATAATTCTGGCATTCGGATTTCTGACCGTGGCCCGTTTCAGTCTGGACCGTTCCTTTACCAGTTTCCGGCTCACCCTGGTCTCCCGGGCAACCTGTGACGAAGACTGATTAATCGCCGTTGTGGCCACGCGGTTAATGGCCATTGCTGAAGCCGCCGGAATGGCGTTTTTACGAACCCGGCTCAGATTTTCAATCGCCTGATCAAGCCCTTTTATCGCCATAATTCACCCTGCGTTTATCGTCGCCGGTTAACTGCCGGTGGTTGCCCACGGTTGAGCCAGAGATAACAACTGCCCCCGTCATCCGGAGAAACACGATCCACCCAGAATGTCTCACCATTAATGGTCAGCGTGTCACCACGCCGCACAGCACGAACCGTATCCGTCCGTACAAATAATGACGGGCAGCTTCCTTCAATACGGACCCCGCTACCGGCAAACCCCAGCGACTCCGGATCGTCAAAAACCCCCTGAACTTCGCTGCCACACTGTGCCCCCGAGGTGAACTGCGCACTGATGCCCATCACTTCAACAATCGTACTGTCCACCCCGGCAAGGGCGGCATCAAAGGCATTCTGAAAATCACGCATAAACAGCCATTCCACCATCAACGTGTGTTTTTGCATCTGAGGACATAATCAGAATCACCCGACCAACATCCGCAAGCTCAACGGATTCCCCCGTTTCACCATCAACGCCACAGAGATGGAGGCAGGTCAGAACTCTGATGCGCGTTAACGCGCCGGATGTTTCCTCACGAACATCATGAGCCGCGTTTTCCCTCTCCCGGATATCCATATTCATAACCTGTACATCATCGCCGGATGACTGCATTTCCTCTTCCCATTCTGCCACCCGCTGCGCTATCTCTGCGGCACTCCCGGATATATCCGGCTCACGCCCCAGAATCAGGGCCAGTTCATCAAGCCGTTTCAGATTTTGCTCTTTCGTTGCCATATCATCCCCCTGTGAAAAAAGACACGGGGGCATTTCGCCCCCGCTCACGGATTATTTCACCTGTACCACCACAAACTCATCCGGGTCCGGCAACACCATCAGCGGCGCGGACTGCGTCATGGTAAATTCACGGGCGGGATCCCCTACCGTCAGCCAGTGTTTCGGATAACGGGAAGAGGCCACCACACCTTCGGACAACGCCTGCGCATCCTGAATGGCACCATAGCAACGAATGCCCTCTGCTGCCGTATTCCCCAGGACCAGCGAGCCCTCAGGCAGATAACGTTTTTCGGTACCGTCCTCTGCCACATAAGACGTTTTTGCCACCACAATGGCCAGATCGCCGTAATACCCTTTGAAGGACACCACCGCGCCCAGGTCTTTCACCGCTGTTTCGAGTTGCGAATTAGAGCCGCGACGGGTATCCAGTTTTTCGCGGAACAATTTAAAGCCATTCAGCAGACGCCAGACGGTACCGTCCATAATGGCAATATTCACAAGACCGCTGGCCTGGTCGCAGTAGAGGTCAAGATCATGTGTAGGATCGAACGTGTCACGATCCTGTTTTGACCACTCCTTACCACTACCCTGAGTGATGTTATTCTTCGTCGACCTGCCAAAATCGACCTCAATTTTCTCGAACTGGTCTCCTTCCATCGTGTATTTGCCATACAGCACGGCATTCACCGCCTGCATTTCTTCCACCTGGACAATGGCGTGCTCTTCCTGTTTGAGGTTATCAGTGATGATACGCAGACGACGGTAGGCCGGGTCGTTCAGCTGAGCCGGATCTTCACCGGGAAGACGCTCAACCGCCTGCTGGTAATTAAATTCGTGTTTCGGCTTGACGTAGCCCGGACGTAACACGCGGGTTTCACCACCGCGATGACGCAGCACTTTTCCTTCAACAACCGGGGAGACATAGGCCGCCACCGGCGTTTTTCCGGTAATTTTGTCCAGCATCACCTCTTCGGTATGGAAATTCACCGTACGGCGGAAAAACAGCTCCAGAAACAGCGCACGAAATTTCACTTTTTGTTCGGTATAACCGAGTAACTGGCGGGTCGTAAACAATCCCATAAATCAGTTCCTTTCATTCAGAAATCAGTCAGGCCACCGCGGTGGCCTGATAACGTGTTACGGCAGCGCCGCGTGACTCAGGGCACTGCCGGCAAAGGCATTGGCCTTTTTGTGTTCATCCACACTTTCAGGCCAGCGGATTGCCTCCGTCGCAAAGGTCCCCGACTTGTAATAGGTCAGTACCGTCTCTGTGCCTTCAAGCGGCAGTACCAGTATGCCAACTGCACTACCGGCTTTCTGTCCGTCCCAGACCACCAGTTTCCCGCTGGCTTCATCCAGCATCAGTGGCGTCAGTGCCGGTGTTGCCGAGGAAATCCCGCTGCTGCCTGTGGCGGTATGAGCCGGATCATTACCGGCAAAAATACGTACTTCCGCACGCTGTTCAGTGATGTTTTTCGTTACCATATTGTAAAAACCTCCTGTTGATGGTCAGCACTGGCTTCATGGCATGGCCATGAGCATTTTCACGTCCGCATCACCGTCTGCTGACGTCTGTGGCACGCC